GTCTCGCCCTTAATGCCGTAGATAAAATCAACGCCCTCGCCGCCTGCGTCGTTTTCACGCCGTAGCTCGTCATACTGCTCAGGGTCAGTAAGCCGTGCAGCGTGCTCGTTTGGATACGGCCGAGCGGCGTCCATCTTTATCTCAGCTGATGTCGTCATCATAGGACTCATCATCCGATGAATCCTCAACTAGATCATCTTCAGGCGATTGCGGATCAACCATGGCAGGCGCCGCAGTCTGGAAACTGCCGCCAGCATTCATCACCGTTGGATCTGTATCGACCGCGATACCAAGCTCCTCAAGCTTTTCAAGCTCAGCCTTGCGGGCTAGCAGGTACTCATCCAAATCACCGCCCTGCTCGTTGACCACCTGCGCCAAGGTCTTAAAGCCGCAGCGGATCGCCTCTTTATAGGCCGCCACTTCCTTCTGCGGATCAACCCAGCCCCATGCGCGCGGCACCCACTTGATGCGCTTGAACCGCATTGGCTCCACCTCATACAGCGGCAGGTTCAGTGCGCCGCTCATAACCGCCATTTCCAGCCATGCCTCAAACACCGGCTGGTGAAAATTCTTGATCACATAATCCTGCAGCGTGCGCCAGTGCTCACGATCCTCCAGCAGGCTCAGCCGGCTGCTGCTGTAGTTGGTTTGGCTGTAGTCACGGCTCACCGTTTCATAGCTGCAGCCAATGCCAGCCGCCACAGCGCGCAGCATCGCCCGCGTGAACGGCTCAAATTGCCCATCAGGTGCGTCAAGGCTTGGCACGCTGACCGATTCACCAGGCTGCAGGTATTTGAAGGTGCCCGGCTCAAAATTGCTGACGCGCTCACCGTCGATCACCTCATCGCCAATCAGCTCACCCTCTGGGCTAGTAATGAATCCCATCAGTGAGCTAGCCGCACGAGCGCGCACCACCTCGGCCTCCTCATAGCCGCTCAGATGGTGCATCCGCTTGATTGCACTGGCAAACATCGTCACGCCACGCGTTTGGCCGGGCCGGTCAAACAGCGCAAGGTGGATCACCTCACCAGCAGGCAACATCAAGTGCCGCTTGCCGGGGCTGCCAGTGAACGGGCCATCACCAGGGTGCGACGCCAAGAATGCGTATTGCACCGGCCGGCCCCATTTATCAACCTCAACGCCCATGCGCCATTCATTGCCGGCCACAGTGCTGTTGCCGTTGTACGTCTCATCCAGCTGGTCAGACTCAATCAGCTGCAGCGCAAACGGAATGCCACTATTGCCAAACGGTTGCCGGATCAGCCGGATAAAGATTTCGCCGCTCTCACACATGGCTCCAACTGCCATGCGCTCAATGTCGGCAAAACACAAACGCCCGGCCACGTCGCAGTGCTGCTTATATCCCCAATAGCGCCATGCGTTCTCAATGGCCAGATTGATCTGCTCATCAAGCTTGCCGCCGCGCTGCATCATCACTTGTGATTGCAGCTTGACGCCAGTGCCGATCACGTTGTTGATCACGGCGCGCTTTGCCTGCCGCGCATAGTCCGAATCGCGTACCAGTTGCCGCGCACGGTTGCGCAGTCGCGTCAGGCTGCCATTGATCTCAGCATCTGCGCTGGTGCCACCGGCTATCCAGTCAGTGGTAAGCCGGCTTACAGTCGCGCCTTCATACATCCGACGCGGCCGCCGACGCCGTACCGGCTCAAAACCCATCGCCCGAAATAGCCGCGTGCGCAATCCCATCAGAACCTCACGAACAGGTTGTGCGGATTGCCAAGACCATTGGCGATCAGGTCCGCCATCTGTTCGCGCTTCACTTCAGCCTTCAGCTTAGATTCACGCTCCATCAGCTCGCCAAGATCCAACTTGGTAAAGCTGCGGCTGCCGATGCTGTATTGCTTAGCGCCGCCGCTGATGATCGCGCGAATTGCAGCCTGCACCGCATCCAGATCCTGCTGCGCTTGCGACCGCCCATCAAACGCACCCGGTGTGCCGCTGTATTCCAGCGCCGCCAGCACCTCCAGCTGACCAGCACCCAGCGTCACCTTCTCACTGCCGCTAGTTGCTATCGCCTGCCAATACCAGTCGCCAGCATCAAAACCAGCGCTTGTGGCCGCGGCCAGCGTGAACGTCCACCCTGTCCCATCAGCGCTGCCGACCACGCTCGCGCCTTCGCTTGCCGTATTAGTCCGCAGGTAATACGTCAGCGTCCAGCTGGCGCTATCAATCGCATTGCCCAGATTATCCGTGGCCGCATCATGCGTCCACTTCACCGTATCGCCTGCCCTGATCTGAGATGGGATCGGAGTCGCCACAGCCTCACCAGTTGCTCACGAATCCGGGCGCTGCCGCAGCCGGTGCTTTCTTTCTCGATCTTAGCGGTGCTTTCTTCCCTTCCTCCAACTGCTCTCTTAACTGCTGCCACATCGTCGCCTGATTCATCCTTCGCCCATACAGCAACATCGCCGCATAGCCATACACCAAACAATCAAGCGCCTCATTTCGATCACCTGCTTTCTTCACCCATTCACGAATCGGAAACCCGCGGTGATATCGCAACGCCTGCCGTTCGCTTGTCACCTGCTTGAAATACTCCGCATCAGCAGCCATACCAAAATGCAGCCCGCCGGTTGTCTGGTTATGACGCAGCCGGCCGAACAGCGTCGTCTTGATCGTGTCAGTACCCAGCTGATATAGCGTCACGCCGCGCTTGATCACCCGGCCGCGCCAGTTCACGTCAACCTTGCTGCCCTTGCCAACTGCAGCGCTGTTGCGCCTGCTGCTGCCCTTAATCGCCACCACACCCTGGCCCACACGGTCGCGCACATACCGATATACCTCATGCGTGCAGTGGCCGCCAGAGTCCACCGCCATCTGCGCAACCTTCAACGTCTTGCCGCTCTCGGTATCCCACTCAGTCGCCAGCACCTGATCCAACTGTCCCCACACCTCCACCTGCGTCGGGTCGCCCATCAGCTCCTGGTGCCACACCATCCAGCCCGTCTCGCCCTCGCCCCATCCCCATACCGTCACCGCCAGCCTGTTGTCTTGCACGTCAACGCCAGCAGTGAGCAGCACCACGCCCTTAGGGCACAGCCCGCTCCTGTAATCCTGCCGCCGCTCCATCAAGCCATCGGCGCTGATCTTCGCTGCATAGTCCTCCTCCCACGTCTCCGCCAGTCGCGTATTCACAAACGCCTTCAACGCCGGCGCGTCACCCTTGGCCCTCAGGAAATCATCCACCAGCTGCTCCCAGCTGCACCATCCCAGCGGGCTATACAAACCACTCAGCTGAAACCCAGCCGTCCGCCCATTGCCAGCCGGTGCCGTCGCACGCCACTCACCGCCTCGCAGCATCGCCGGCTTGTGCAGCTCCTCAAACCGCTCGCCGCAGTGCTCGCACTGATAGCGCACCGTCTCAGGCCGGCCGTCTTCCCACTTCAACTGCCCCCACTTCAGCCACTCCATAGCGCCACACTTCGGACACGGCACATAGAACCGCCGCTGATCGCTCCGCAAATACTCCGCCTCAATACGGCTGAAGTCCTTCACCGTTGGCGTGCTGGTCAGCAAAATCTTCCGCCGCGCAAACGTTGTCGTTCTCCGCTCCGCCAGCGCCACCGGATCGCCTTCGCCATCCACGTCGCTAGGGAACGCATCAACCTCATCACAAAACAAATACCGACACGGCGCCGAACGCAGCCCGGTAGCCGAGTTGGCCCCGGCCATCAACATGATCCCGCCGCTGTACTCCTTGCTGAACATCGTGTTTCCGGAGTCCCTGCTACGCGCCGGCGCAATCTTGGCCGCCAAACACGGCGTCTCCGTGATCATGCTCTCAAGCCGCTGCTTGCTCAATCGCTTCGCCATTTCAATCGTCGGCTGCACGCACAACATCGGCCCCGGTGCATGGTCGATCACATAGCCAAGCCAGTTGCTGCCCGCTTCCGTCTTGCCCGTCTGCGCTGCAAACATCATCACCACACGCTGCACCGTGCTCTCGCTGCTTAGGCAGTCCATCGGCTCCCGCAGGTATGGCGTCCGATCCGTGCGCCATGGCCCAGGCTCCGCTGATGCCTTGCTGCTCAGCCGCCGATAACGATCCGCCCACTCGCTAACCGTCAGCGGCTCCTCAGGCCGCAGGCCCTCCATAAACCCATCGCGCCATGCGTTAGCCATCACACAGCTCCACCAGCGCACTGCGGTGCTCTTGCGTCAGCACTTGATGGATCACCGTTGGATCAGTCTCGCCCGCTAGCTGATGGCTAAGCCGGTCCGCCAAATTCGCCAATGCCTCACGCACGCCGCGGCCAACCTTGAACGCTTCCTTCTTCACATCCTCAGCTGGTACCAGCTCGCCGCGCTGCTGCGTCACCTGCAGCTTCGCCAGCTCCGCCTGATAGTGCTCACGCCTTGCCCTGCTCTCATTCAGATCAGGGATCGCATCATCTGGCAGCTCATTCACGCGCCGTTTCAACTCCTCCGCATCCTTCGGTGGCTCCTCAATCGGGTCCGGCCGGCTCACCTTGCTCACGCTGTTGGCCAGCGTGTTCTTGTTCCATAGCTCCAGCGCCAGATCCCTATCCAGCCACTTCTTGTCATCCTTAATCACCACCGCATCAGCAATGCGGCTTTTGCTCGCGTGCGTCACCGCCGCCTTGGTGCACCCTCTGATCGCTGCAAACTCAGCGAACGTAACCAGCACAGAGTTAAGTAGAACCTCACTTAACTTAACTGCCGCTAAACCGCCTTAAATGGGACTAGGGGCAGTCTTATTTGAGTCTCAAATGAGACTCATTGCGCCGCAAGGGTTTAGGCCGATTCGGGGCTGGCGCTAGCGGAAGCGGGGGCGAACGAACGACC